AATCTGTAACCAACGGAGTTGACATCATTGATATCTTTTGACATAGCATTTAACATTGGAGCTGCCTTTGCTAAACTACCTTGTGCCATTCTAATCTGTGCGTCAAACTTAGAAAGTTCACCTTTATTAAATGTAACTGAACCTGACTTGTCTGTATAACCAGCAGACGCCAACCATACATTTGTACCACCACTTCCTTTGATTGTACCGAAACCAGCAGATAATGATTTCATATCTTTACCACTATATGAGGTATGAAATACAATCCCCATCTTAGCTCTTATAATTTGTTTAGCTAAGTTGCTATCTTTAGGTACTGCATATGTAATTGTGTTTGGTGTGAATGAAATCATTGTTTGACCATCCATGTTTACAGTTTTAATATCATCTGTAAATAGTAGGTCGCCTTGTAGAATACCTTTAATGTTTAACTTACTAAGGTATCGTAGGCAGACTTCTAATTTTTGTGCAACAACACCACCATGGTTTTGTCTAATGTCACCGACTGTGTAATTGATTTTAGGATTTACATTGAATACAGATTTTGTACCAACGAAAAACTTTCCGTTTTCTGGATTAATACCACATATAATGGCAGGTGCACCGTCCCATTTGACAGTCATGTTGACTTTACCACCAACATTACCTGCTAGCATGTTTCTAACAGAAGTTAGAAATGCTATGGCATTCTTTCCACCATCAACACCTCTATTAATGATATCATCTTCTAGGTGTTCTAGGTGTGTATTCTTATCTTGGGTAAAAAACCCTTTAAAACTAAACATTTACTTCCTCATTTCCCTTTAATTATGGGTCCATTATACTATAAAGTTTGGTGTTTGGCAACCACCTCAATCAATTCATTAACAAAATACACTAATATTTAGGCGTTTTATTTCTCTAAACCGTTATATTTCACAGCAAGATTGTAAAATTGTCCTAATTTATGTTCTACTCCAACCTTATTGGTACGTACAGACATTTTCATTTCACCTATTAATGATGTACCGTCATATAAACATAGATTAAAATTCTGTTTTGATGATGTACTTGGTTTAGCAATTACATTGGTAACCTGTGCAAGTAATACATTTAATTGGTTACTATCTTTAACCTCGGTATAGGTATCATTGATTGCTTTGATAATCATAACAGGCACCTCTGATTGTTTTAGTATCTGTGTTCTACAATACTTACGAAACAATCTTAAATCTTTTGTCATAGTATAACCAACTGCGTTTCTAATTATAGTTAGACCAGTGTCATATAGTTTTTCATAATCTGTTAAGTAATTCTTTTCAAACTCTCTTAGAATATCTAATGTTGCACCTTTTGTTGTAGTATCATAACCTATTTCTTTTAAACCTGGTATTTTAGAGTATACATTTTTCCATAAGGTAGCTCTCAATTTTGTTTTTGCTTCACTGTTAGAATTGAAAAATGTATATATCGGATTAACATATGTATTTAATAATGGTTCTGCACTTGATGATGAACCTGCTTTCAAACTTACACCTAAAAACTTAGAAGGCATAAACTCAATTACAATATCTGCTGGCGAATTTGCTGGCACGCCTGCTGGTTTTTTTCTGTATGTCCACCAAACATTCTTAACTCTTTGTGTCTTTGATATGTCAAGTAAGAATTTATTGATTGCAATTGCATTGCTCATCTTCATTGAAAACAAAGATGAATCGGGCATTAAGGCTATAAAATCTTCACCAGCTTTTGCCTCTGTAGATGATAGATAACACTTCTGTTGTGCCTGTTTTAGTTTAGATATTTTTTGGTAGATAGTATTGATGTTGGTATCTTTAATATTATTAAGATACATTAAACATGGTACTAGTTCTGTAATCGTAGCATTCAAAGTGGTCTCTGTCATACCACCAGACTTAGGTTTATAAACGAATCTATAACCTTGTGGACCTAATGCGAATTCTGTGATGTCCTCAGAAGATAAAGAAGTCTTATATTGTTTATATAATATCTTATCTTTTTTAAGGGCAGCTTGGACCAGACGGCGAGTGTTAGCTCTGTCGTTAGTCTGTAAATAAAATACCTTTGCAACTCTAGTATGCTTCTTGGCCTGTTCTACTAATGTAGCTGTACCTTTAGCGGCTAGTTGTGTTAAGTAAACTTGTTCTTTGCCAGTAATCATGTGTTCTCCTTGTACTATTTAGGTACATTGGATAACACACTTTAGTGGTTTGGCAAGTCTATTTTATAGGTAATTTACCTTGTGAAAGGAATGAGGGAATACCACCGGAAACAATCCAAAGCTTATGTTTGTTGTGAAACTTACAAAGTTTATCTGCGTCTTCTTCAAAGAAACAAGTACGTAATATTAGGTTACTAGGTTGTTCTACAACCTGCCACAATATCTTACGTCCTTTTTTTGTTAACTTCTTTATATACTTTAGTTCTTCTTCCAACGAGCCTGGTCTCCTATCACCTTTATGAAATCTTACTTTTTGAGTTTTCTTTTTAGTCATATTATAATTTGAAGTCTGAGAATTTGTCGTATGCTTTCTCTTTCTTTTCAAATGGGTCTTTCGTTTGGTTACTATCTACTATATTTTGAGCTACTTGACCAACGTCAAACAATCTCATCTTACTTCTATCAACACCAATAATGAATGACCTGTTACTACTAGGGTCATTATATCGGTTCTTTAATTGTTTAACTTTCATTTGACCTAGGGCTTCTAGTTCATCATTACTAATTAAAGCAAACATAAAGTCTGCCGTTGCCGGTAGACCAAATGATTCTGAGGTATCTTCTAGTCCAATATCAGTAGAAGTAAATCCACTTCTAGTAGTCTGAGTTGCACTAAAGATAGGAACATCATGTTCCACTGCTAAACCTCTAAGTTCTTCTGCAATAGATTTAACCATTGTGTATGAATTGATATTACCACCTTTAAATCTTGCACTAGCACAGATATTTAGGTAATCAATAAACACCACATCTGGTTTAAAACTCTTCTTCAATGCAAGTTCATTAATCAATGCTTTGAAATGACCACTATGAGCAGAGGCTGTTGGATATTCTTTTATAATTAACTGACCAGATGTTTTATCTGTAATCTTTTTCATTCTAGTATCGTACATATCTTTTGACATGACATGTAGGTCTTCCATAGATACGTCAAGTAAGTTAGCGTCAATACGTTCAGCAATTCTTTCTTCTGCCATCTCTAATGTGATGTAGAGTACATTTAATCCTTGTGTTAGATATGCACTAGCACAATGACACATGAACAATGATTTACCTACACCGGTACCTGCAAGAGCAATGTTTAATGTCTTACTTGGAACACCACCTTTGGTAATTCTATTCATGTAATCTAAATCAAATTGATACTTCTTCTCTTTAGTATGGTACCATTTAAATCTGTTTTCTGCGTCTTCAATGTAATCGTGACCAACTGACTTATCAAATGATACAGCTAATGCCTCTGAGAGTATATGAGGTATGGATTCTGGTGTATTATTTTTATCTTTCTTATCTAAGATTTTAATACCTTGAAGTACGGCATTATGTACGGCACGTTCTTTACAAAACTTTTCTGTGGTATCTACTAACCATTCTGTATCTACTTCGGTAGATTCTATGGTACCAATGTAATTTTTAATTAACTTAAACTCTTCTTCGTTAATATCTCTCTTAGTATTAAGTTCAATAGAGATGGCCTCTTTCGTAGGCAAGTTATTATACTTTTCAACAAATTGGAATACCTCTTTAAATAGGATTGCTTCAGTCCTATTATTAAAGTATTCTTCTTTAACAAAGGGTAATACTCTACGTGTATATTCTTCGTTATAAAAAAAGTTTGATATAATTGTTTGCTCTATTCTACTCATTAATTACTGTCCCATTTTCTATTTGTTCTGCCAAAATTTCTAATAAAATATCACCAATGTAATCTATAAAGTCTTTGTTATCAAGCAACTCTAAATCATTAGGGTTTCTGTCAATCGTATAGTCAAACTTCATAGGCAATGTACCATCAGGTTTCTCTTCTTCTGGTGGTGCAAATGCTACTCTGCCATAATGGAAGATTACGTCTTCGTATTCGCCTTCAAGGAGTTTTACACAAGAGTGTTCATCTCCTTCTTTCTGAGCGAATGTATAACGTTTACTCTTCGTCTTGGCCGTAGGAGAATTTTCTTTTTGCTTGGTCATTAATTTTCTCTAATACTTCTGTTGTAAAATACTTCGTAGGGTCATCATTAATATTCTTACCAAATACTTTTGTGCCATCTGGCATTTCATATCTAGTAGATACTTTCTTAAATACACCTGCTTCTTCAGCGAGTTCAATAAGACCATAATATTTGTCAAGTCCACGTTTGTATGTCAACTTAACATCTATCATTGCGTTCTCTTTGGTCAAACGTGACTTAAAGTTTTTACAATGAATAATATTACCAACTACTTCTGTGCCTTCTTTTTCTTTTCTTTTACTTAGATAGATAATTGAAGAGGCTGCATATTTTAAACCTGAACCGCCACCCATTTCTTTCTGAGGGAACATAGAACCGATTACATCATATGTATGGTTGGTCATAATCATTGGAATGCCAGCCTTACCTAATTTCAATGTCAATACTCTGAACGTTGACTTAACAATTTGTGACCTTGTCATGTCTCTTGTCTCTTTGCCTGAAGCAGTATCTTCCATCTCTTTTGTAGTAGATAACATACCTAAACTATCAAGTACAAATAGTAATGGTTTCTTTTCTGCTTTACTTTGTAAGGCATACTTGTCAACCACTTTGATTGCTTGACTTCTAAAGTCTTGCACTGTTGCAACTGGTACAACTACCATTCTTTTACTATCAATACCTCTATCTTCAATCATCTGTTTTGAGATTGCTGATTCTGATTCAAAGTAAATAACACCTGCTTCGGGGTCTTTATCTAGGAATGCTTTACAGATACCTAATGCAAAGAAAGTCTTTCCGGTTGCGGCTTCGCCGGCGATTGCTGTGATTTTGTTTGCTGGCATACCACCAAATATTGAACCTGAAAGTAAAGCGTTGAAAGCATAACTTCCGGTGTCAATGAAACTAGTAACGTCAGCACCGTCTACACCATCACTTACTAGTGTGGCATATTCATTACCTGTCTCTTTAATTATATCATTTAAAAAATTACTCATATTTTCTCCTTCATTGTTACTAATATACCATAGTTTATCATAAAAGTCAAGCGTAGGATTATCTAATAATATCTATATTACTATCTTTAGTCCAGACCTCTAGGTCGTTTCTAAGACGGCCTTCTTCTTTGATTTTGTTATATCTTTTGATTGCTAACTTTCTCCACCATGCAATGATACTATCGACATTGTATCTATCATAGTTCTCTGCTTTCTTTATCTCGGTGGTCTTACCATTTACTATATCTATATAGTTCTCTATACCATAACTACTTGCATAGTATCTTTTTTGTTCAGTAAGTTTTTTAGCATTTGCAATCGTAAGTTTAAATTTTTCTAAGTCATCACCTTCAAGTGCTTTCTTTACTAGACCAATAATACCAGTGGTCATTTTAAGTTTACGACTTGAAGCACCTTCTTTAACTAGTGTGCCTTTGCCTACAACATTTTCTACATAAGCAACCATATCTAAGTAAGGTTTACCATGTAACATAGGAATAAAATCTGACATTGTATTGCCTTTGTATCTTAAAAATGGTTTCATACCATCATACATTGAGGCACCTTTTGTATTACCATACAGTGATGTAGTCTCAAACAATACTAAATTCATATCATACTTTGCATTAAGTTTTTCTCTAACCCAATGTGAACAACATAGACCGGCAAGTAACTTACCACCAAGGTAATTATAACCAAATGGTTGACAAGGTACGATTACAAATCCCATCATTGCTGTCTTGTTAAATATTTTAAGGTCAGGTACATTACCTAACATTACATTACGAGGTTTACAGTTGATAACTGGAGAACCAAATCTCATAAAACCTACCCATTTGCCTGTCTTCTTCTCTTTGACAGCCAACTTTAAACTTTTACCAGGAATACTTACCATATTACTATGACTACTAATCATATTAATACAGGTGTCCCATGTATGATTGTCTAGTTCAACAATCTCTAAATCCATATCTTCTGGTGAAATAGAAAAGTCATCAAACATATCTGAATCAAAACCTAGACCAGGAAGAGAGGCAGGCAGACTATCAATCTGTGCCATCTTTTGGTCACGCATGTATTGGTCTATTCTGTCAAACTGACCAAAGTAATCATTAAAGATTTTAGCACAATGTAGTGCTTCTTCTTTACTTAGGTTTTTCATTGTTCCACATCCACATCATTAAAATTGGTATTACGAGTATCATTATACTACATAATAACGCTAATGGCAAGCTCAAACTTCATTGCCCCAAAAGTCCCAGCCTTTTCGGGTTTTCTTACGAGCAAACAACTCAATGTAAGGGCCCCCAACTAGTCTTTCTATTGATTCGTGTAATAGTGGTTTCTCACTATGTCTATTTCTTTGAGCAACTACTAGTTGCTTCACGTCCATATGAATTCTTTTTGGTTTTCCTTTGGTGGCCAATAGACACATCTCAGGATTACCTCTTGTCCAATATCCTAAACCGGTAAAGAAACCTAGTTTAGTTCTATTAGTTTTTGCCCATGTAAAACCTACTGTCTTATACTTAAATCCCCATGCCTTAATAACTTCTAATGCTTGGTCTAACATAGGGTCACATACCCACATTAAGAGGACTGAATTATCATCAGCTATAGATTGAACAGGCAGATTACAAATATCAGCGAGAGACATACAATCATAATGCGCTTCAGGTGATTTTGCTTTTCCTTTATCACTTCTAGTTTTGAAATACCACGGCGGGTCGGCATATATTACTCCATATTTTTTATTTGGAAAGTTACTCAAAGAAACTCTCCTCTTTATTTGTTAATGTATTACAAAACTCTTCACAACTTTTAAACGTTAGTTCAAATTGTTTTGTCCTGGCTAATTCATTGCAATGCATGAGTACAGTAGGACTAATTTTGTGGCTACCTTTGATTATACACACATTACTATAACCATATTTGTTATGATACTTCCATAGTTTGTGTGGTAATTTTTCTTCTACACTACCAACTGAATTTTGATTCGTACAATCTGCAAACACCTTACCATGTAAAGTTTCTATTATGAAATCTATGGCATGGGCACCAGGTTTTGCTCTTTGATAAGAGATATTGTTTTCTCTACAATAGTCCTCTACTTTATCTTCAAGCAACTGACCTGATATGTTTACTGGATTATCCAAAGAATGCCTCCAAACTTGCTGTTGGTTCTGCTTCCCAACCAATCGCCTGTAGAATAAATCTCATTGGGTCTAAGAATGTTTTATCAAACATGACATTATAATCTATGTAACGTTCTAATGCAAACTCTGTAGGCAATGTAGTGATGTAACTAATCACATCATTCTTAAATGGATTGGCAGGTATTAACTTTAAGAATTTAATCTTATCACCTTCTTGT